ATTGGAGTCTGAATTAAGTATTGAAGATTTAAATACCCTTAAAAATAATATTTCTGGCGTTACAGATAATATTAATATTATAAATGAGTATGCAGATATTCTTAATAAATCACTATCAAACCATAATTTTGAGGATGATAGGAAAACAATTGAGGATAATTTTTTTAAGGGGTTAATTGAAAGATTTATCGAGGCTATTATTGACTCTATAACTGCAACACCCCAAGCAAGAATTATCTATATTTTATCTGAATCAATCAAACAGGGAGAAGTAGTAATAAATAGTTTAGGAGATCAACTAAATAACAATATAAATCAATATAAATGCATAAAAAATGATGTAACATCAGAGATAAATGAGTTTATATTTGATTTAGTTAAGGGTGAGATAGAAAAATTGGTTATCCCATTAAGTAAAAAAATATTAACAGAAAAAATAAATCAGAACCAAAGTATAATTAAAAGTTTAGTAAGAATATAATGTCAGTAGATTTTAATAATATTAATTCAGTTATTGAAGCACTTGATAAGGTTTTAAAATTAAAACCAATTGGGGGTAATTCATCTATTCCTGCACCAATAATTATACTTGGTGTACCAAGAAGAAGTGGAATATCACCAACTAAAGTTGCAAGTAAGATAATCGCTAGACAGAGTGAGGCTGGAATACCCGTAGGGGCATTACCTTCTGGTGCGATAAATCCAAATGAAATAATGATTAGGATTATGGTAGAGGAGATAGTTAAAAGTTTACAGGAAGATGCAATTATTGAGGTTGGTATACCAGCAGGAACTACATTAACGGCAAGTGGTGCCAGTCCAGCAGGACCTGTATCGGTTGTCGGATCAACAATATCAATTACAAAGGGTTATGGAGTCATTAAATAATAAAACTGAAATTGAACTTAATAATCTTTTCAATAAACTTCGTGACGAACACGAATCTAAAAAAGAAGAGATTGAGTCACTAACATATAAATTAGATGAGATAGTAAAATCAATTGAGGAGTCCGAAAAAGAATTAATATTAATTGAAAAGAATTATACCAATTTAGTTAAATTCATATATAATAGGAAAAATGTATAACGAAAAACATCTACTTAAGAACAATTCCATATATAATAAGTCTCAAAACAAGCAGGATGAGACTAGGAGAATGTATGATGCAGAAGTCATTAGTATTGACGATGTTTTAGATGGTGGTAGAATTAAAGTTAGAATTCCTGAATTAGATAAGGATGCATCTAATGCCGATCTACCTTATTCATATCCACTACTACCTAAAATTTTTCATTTCTACCCTAAAATTGGTGAATGTGTAAGAGTATTAGTTGAAAATAAAGCGACTCCACAAACAGGTAGACTTTGGGTTGGGTCTGTATTCTCACAATTAAGTAAAATTAATTTTGAATCAAAATATACTGCATTATCCACAACAGGTAAAGGTGTATCAACTCCAGATATTGCACCATCTACAATTACCGAAGCTAATGGTGTTTTCCCTAAATTAGACACTATTGCTATCTTAGGAAGAAATAATGCTGATCTTCAATTTAGAAATCAAGAGGTCGAACTAAGAGTTGGTCAACATGAAATTGATAACCCCCTAAAAAGGAATATAAAGAACACTGGATCAATCTTAATGAGTTATCATGGTGATGACACCCCATACACCTCAACTATCATTAGATCGGATAAAATTGCCCTTATTAGTCATAATGGTAATCCAAAAATTAAATCAACCGATTTAACAAATACAGATATTGATGATATATTCAATATATGTCATCCAACTGTTAGAGGTGATGTACTTGTAAAAATCATGGATGTTTTTAGACAGGCAATTATTGGTCATATACATGGTTATTCCAATATATCAGCAGATAAAAATGACATAATAAATGATCTTGAGAAATTAAATTTAGAGAGTCTACTTCAAAAGAATATTGTAATAAATTAAATTACATTATATTTGCCCTATATGATATCACTACCAGTTAATGTTTTTGATGTATTCAATGACATCACATACTTTGACGAACCACATAAGTATTATGATGATGAGGGAATCCCCTACATATCAACAACTACGTTAATACATGAGTATCTACCTGAGTTTGATGGTGAATTACATAGTGAAAATTATGCAATAAAGCATAACCTAACTCAAAATCAAGTAAAATATGCATGGGAATTCCTTAATTATTACGGAACAAGAAAAGGTAGTGCTGCTCATGATTATGCCGAAAATCTTCTTATTAATAAAGTTTTTAATCCATATGATGTAAATCAAATTATTGGTGATTATGGATATGATATAATTTCAGGAGGTTTTAAAAGATCAAAAAAAATTATAGATAAATTTTATTCTGACATAAAGGGTAAATTAATACCAGTTAGAACTGAATTAGTTGTATTCGATAGGGATTTTGGTATTGCAGGAATGCTTGACCTACTTGTTTTTAATGTAAAAACAGGAAAACTGGAAATATGGGACTATAAGACAAATAAGAATATAACAACTCGCAATGATTTTGGTAGAACATTATCTGGTTGCTTATCACATATAGATGATTGTGATTTAGAAATTTACTCACTTCAGTTGTCTATTTATAAAAAAATAATTGAAAAAAACACTGGTTTGGAACTAGGTGATTCTTATTTAGTATGGGTTAACGAATCTAATGATTCATATAAAGTAATAAAAACAAACAATAGACAACTAGAAGTAAAACTAATGATTAATGACATAAAAAAAGCTACATAAAGCAGCTTAGTTTTTTTAGAAGTTATGTATACACCTCCAAGGTTGAACAGTTAGTTGTAGTTTTTTAACTTCTTTTGATGAGTAATCACTATTACCAAAATCAGCAGTTACAATTTGACACTGTTCTAATGTCCATTTATTTACAGTAATACCAGTTGGGTCAAGTTCTTTATAAATTAAGTTTTTCTTATATCCAATAGCATAACCCTGTCTACCTGATAAAGACTCAGCATGTAATCTAACCCACTCCATTAGTTGTGTAGTTGTTCTACTCCCGATAGTATCAATAAAAGTAATATCGATTGGCTCCCACTTAAAACCATTAGCTAAATAATTAGTTTCATTCATAAATGGAATTTCTGTTGAATTTATATTCATCGTAGGGGACTTAACAGATTGTACTTTCCAAACTTCAACAGCTAATTCTGATGGAAATTCAACAAAGAATCTATTTTCTACTAACGGCTCGTATTCAAATGGAATACTTCTAAGCATATTTGACATAGTGATCTATTTTTTGGTGTTCTTTTTTATTTATTATAAATACTTATGATCTTTTTTTTCTTCTTAGTTCGGATTTAGAAAGAACAGTTAAAACTTCTTCTTTCTTGATTACCTTCACTACTTTTTCTTCGATCATAGGAGTAGTTTCTTTTTCAGTAACTACTGTTTCTACTACTAATTCTTTTTCTACTTTCTTAATGGTAGATTTTTTCTTACCCATTAATTTATCTGTTATACTTTTTGTCATATCCCTGTTTTATTTTATATGTTCTGGAACGATGCACCAGAAGGTGAAATAGTAAATGAAATACCAATATTTTCAAGTGATTTGGTTGGTACTAATTCGATCTCACCAATTAATTCGTTTCTATCTCTAGATTCTGGAGTTAACTCCATTTTAATATTAAATGTCTCTAAACCTCTTTCTCTTTTAATACTTTCAAGAATTGGATTAGCTTTATCTAAGAACTGATCTACTGTTGTTTCATCAGCCTGTTCAAATAATAATCTAACTGCTATGTTTGAAATCAATACTTTAAGTCTTAGTAATAATCTTCTTACATTAATTTTATTTAATGCACTATCTGCTTCCTGTAGTGTTTTCTGCCCCATGATTGCTACACCTGTATCAGTGTATTCTACCATTGGGTTTATGTTACCACTATAAAGTATATCTTTAGCACCTTGTGATAATTTATATTTTGCTTTACGTGAATCAGTTGCACCTCTTTGTAGACCCGCTGGAGCAAACCAAGGGAATGCAACGGTATCAGTAAATGCCATAGCCTTTACAACCTCACCAGTCGCAGGTAAATACATATTCATTGAAGTATCTGAATTATTTACTTGTATGTGAGGGAAATAAGTAGTAGCATAATTACTATCGATTTCTGTTGTAACTAAAAGGTCAACAATATCCTCTGCTGCAATAACATCATCCCTCTTATTGAATGTACCAACAACATTAATATCTGGCGAATCCACGATATATAATGTATCAGTTCTTTCATTTTCCATAATGTCAATAACCTCTTCAACTAATCCAAGATTATCAGACCAGTTTAGTGCTGGTGTAGCAAATAGGTTAATTGTTACTTCTTCTGGATTTGCAAATGTTCTAAATGCAGTAGACCACGCAACGTAATCTGTTTTAGTTTCACTTGGAGTAGATACACTATCATAAACATTACCTACCTTATAAAGGTCAGTATTTGTTCTAGAACCTCTATGTCCATTCCAACCATCAAATCCTCCTGAAGGAACTAATGTAAACTTAGCCGAATTTCTTTCG